CGGTAAAAGATCCGGCTGTGATAAACTCACTGAACAATCTACAGCCGTTATGGGCCTTTGAAAATTTAAGCAAGTCGAATAGCTACACTCTTGCTCCTAGCAATATAGAGCAGATTAAAGTAAGGGTATTATATGGACAAGATAACTAGACCCGTAGGCAGGCCAAGAACAACCGTAGAAGACCTTACGCAAGACTGGAAGCAGATCATAATGGACTGCGGGCAGGAGGGCGGCAGCGCGGTTGAAATGCGATGCCTCCTTGCCTTGGGTGAGTCGGCATGGGGCACCTTGCTTGAGGATTCTGACGATTTTCGACGAACCGTAAAAAGCGGGCAAGACTTATGCCAAGTGTGGTGGGAGCGTCAAGGCCGCAAGATGACAACAGGCGCGGACGGCAACGCAACAGTCTGGATCTTTAACATGAAGAACAGGTTTAGTTGGCACGACAAGCAGCAGGTAGACCACACAAGCTCAGACGCAAGCATGACCCCAAAAGACCACGGAGCCGCCGTTCTAGCCGCATTGCGTGCCAAGCATGACCCCAAGTGATGTAGCAGAGAACAGGACCGACCTACTAACTTTTATTCGAACAATGTTCCAGGCGCGCAAGGGCACAGACATAAAGCGAAACTGGCACCAAGATGCAATATGCAATGCCCTTGAGCGCGTCGTTATTGGTGACTGTAAGCGGTTAATTATTAACGTCCCACCGCGATCAGGAAAGACAGAGCTGGCGGTAATCAACTTCATTGCCTGGTGCATGGGCAACTTCCCAGACTCCGAGTTCATACATGCCAGCTATTCAAAGCGCCTAGCCACGGCCAACGCTTACGCCGTTCGAGCTATCATGCAGCATGAGAGGTATCTGGAGGTATTCGGGCACACGTCAATGTCTGGCGATTCACGCGCCAAGGATGAGTTTAGAACGGCGCAAGGCGGCATCGTCTACGCTACCGGCGCGGAAGGAACAATTACGGGCTATGGCGCGGGCAAGATGCGTGCCGACTTTGGCGGGGCGATTATCATTGATGACCCTCACAAGGCTGGTGAAGCCAACAGCCCAACGATGCGGCAGAACGTGCTGGACTGGTTTGCCACCACAATGGAAAGCCGCAAGAACAGCCGTGACACTGCCATCATCGTCATAATGCAGCGGTTGCACGAGTCAGACCTTAGTGGCTGGCTACTTGACGGCGGCAACGGCGAGGACTGGGAGCACCTAAACATTCCAGCGCTTACCGAAGATGAGAAGTCATTCTGGCCTGAGCAGTTCGGGCTAGACACGCTGCACCGCATACGCGACACCAACGGTTACGTGTTTGCCGGTCAATATCTACAGCGACCAGCCCCAATAGGCGGCGGCATATTCAAAGATGAGTGGTGGCAGTATTATAAAGTCCTGCCCAAAATCAAATACCGTGCCATCTACGCAGACACCGCACAGAAGACCAAAGAACAGAACGACTACAGCGTGTTCCAGTGCTGGGGCATGGGCGAAGACGGGCGCATATACCTGATCGACATGGTGCGCGGCAAGTGGGAAGCACCGGAGCTGCTAGTAATTGCCAAGGCGTTTTGGGATAAGCACAAAGCAGAGCCTCGCATTATGGGTACGCTCAGGCAATTCAAGGTAGAAGACAAGGCAAGCGGAACCGGCTTGATTCAGCAGCTAAAGCAGAAGAAGGTTCCAGTCGACGGAATACCCCGAAGCATAGACAAGGTGTCTAGGGCTATGGATGCTGCACCCCATGTTCAGGCGGGAAACGTAGTATTGCCAGAAGACTCAGAGTGGTTGTCTGATATACTAAACGAAGCAACAAGTTTTCCGAATGCTTCGCACGATGATACACTTGACCCGATGATGGACGCCGTATCTGATATGCTAATCGAAAAACAGCGGCCAAGTTACGCCGATCTACTATAGGACATAACATGCCCAGCTTCCCCCGCAGATTCGCAGACGGCATCACCAGCCTCACCAACAAGCTGGCCAACCGTCGCAACGCCCAGTCAAGCAACCGCATGACCAGTAGCCGCGTTGACTGGGATGAGCTGCGGGCGATCTATAAAACGGGCGTAGGCAGCAAGATCATTCGCATCAAGTCCGGCATTGCGCTGAACGACACGCTGCAATTTGATAGCACAAACGACAAAGAATATTACGAAACTCGTTTGCAGCAGCACGTTAAAAACGCGTGCAAATTCATGCTGTCATTCGGTCGCGGGCTGATTGTCATCCAAGAGCCTGGCGCGGATCTTAGCCAGCCATTGCCAACAATCAACGACTGGTCGCGGGTCAATTACCAAGTGTTCAGCGGCGACATGGTGTACGTCCAGAGCATCGAGTACAACCTGTCCAGCCCTAACTATTACAAGCCCCAGGCGTACAGCGTGCGCGGGTTCACCATCCACCCGAGCCGTGTGGTTGACATGACCTATGTGCAGCCGGTGGAGTTTGACGCGCCGGAATATTTCTTCGGCGGCATATCCGAGTTCGAGCTGATCCGGAACGAGTTAGTGAGCGACCAAATTGTGCAGCGAGCAGTGCCGGCGATCCTGGAAAAGTCATCAACACTGTTCTACAAGGTGGATGGGTTCAAGGAGCTCTTGGCAGACCGCAAGTCTACCGAGTTGGTGGAATACTTCTCACAATTAGAAAACCTGCGGTCTATATACGGCGCGGGCATCGTTGACAAAGAAGACGAGATTGAAGTACACGCCCAGTCACTAAGCAACCTTGCCGAGTCCGATATGATCACCCTGCGCCGCCTGGCCATGGTGACGGGCTTGTCACTGTCCACGCTAGTAGGTGAGCCACCCAAAGGTTTAAACGGCAGCGGTGAAGGTGACAGACAGGTTGATATGCAGACGATCAAAGGGCTTCAGTCCGAGTACCTGCTAGACAAGATCAACCGGCTGATGACTATGCACGGGCGCGGGCGTGTGTGGTTCAAGGAGAACCAAGGCCAGACTGACAAAGACCGCATCGCGCAAGAGACTGAGGTGGTCAAGAATGCTTTGATCTTGTGGCAGATGGGCATGGACTACGAGAAGTATTTGGAAGACAACGGCGTGATCGAGAATGATCCGTGGGACACGATGTTTAGCAAGCCGGACGACGACCCCGAGCCTACGCCTGAGCAGGGCGGCATGAGTCTTGAGCAGTTGATGGGTGGCGACGGTGAAGCGTGAAGTAAGCGCCCCCAAAGGCGCAACTATCAAAGCGCCTGAGCCGCCTAAGTCAGAGATCCGCCAGTTCGGTAACGCCATTGAGTACATGGTAGACCAGATGGCACAGCGCTGGCGGACGCAGATATTCAGCGAGTTGAATCAGGATACGGTTGCCAAGTTCGCGGACTCAGTAGCCATGCAAGACGCCAAGCAATCCGGTAACTTTGCCAAAGTGTTTCTAGCCATGGCGGCACGTGTACAGCGCAAGCTATTAAAGCAGTTCGACGGCAAGCGTCTTGACAAGATGACCAACAAGTACACCGGCAAGGTCAACCGGCGCAACCAGTCAGAGTTCTACCGGCGCGTGTCTGCAAGCGTGGGGATTAGCCGTGAAGAACTTGAAGCTACCGAGGGCCTAACCTTCCAGATCAACGCCTTCCAAGCCGAAACCCAGCAGTGGGTAAAGAAGATGCGCGACGATACGTTGCAGATGTGGACGAGTAACACGCTGAGGCAGATGGCAGAGGGCAAGGGCTTGCCGGAGATATTAAGCCAGTTCGACGGCATGGTAGAGCAGCGCAAGGGTCACGCGAAAATGGTTGCGCGTACTCAGATTGCCACGTTCAACAGTTTGACCAGCAAGGCGCGGGCGCAGAACTTGGGGATCACTAAGGCGCGGTGGGTCACGTCCGCAGATGAGCGCGTAAGGCCCAGCCACTCTAGCCGTAACGGCAAAGAGTTTGTTTTGTCAGAAGGTCTTTATGATTCAGGAGACGGCAAGACGCTATTGCCTGGCACCGACTACCAATGCCGCTGCGACTATGAGCTAATTATTCCCGAGATGGAGCAATAACCGCACCAATTTGACACCGGCACGCCATAACATTACTATTACACAAACATGCCAGAAGGCTAAGAAATGCCCGAAACAATCCGTAAACAGTTTGCTGATTTGGCTGTCTATTCAGAGACGGCCAGAACGGCTGTGTCTGTGCGCGATGGCGTGCTTGAATACTTGGGCGCAGAGCTGGGCCTTGAGCCGCTGGAAAAGGTGTTTACTGTCTATCGCTCGCCAGCCACTATTGCCAACGCTGCTTACACCATGGCGGGCATCCCGCTAACAGATGAGCATGTCAGCATGGAAGGCCCGGCGCTGGAGTCAGGCAGCCGTGTAGAGTCCTCTGTCGTCATTGACCAGCTAGACGAGTCAACGCACTCACGCCTTGCCGTGCAGAATAAGCTCGCTGTAAACGACGCGCTGCAACTGCTACTGAAAGACAAGCGACAACTGTCCCTTGGCTATGAAGCCGACCTGGTTCCCCATAGCCGTTGGGATTTTGAGCAGATCAACATCGTACCCCATCATCTTGCAGCTGTACCCGTTGGCCGTTGCGGCCCTTTGTGCAGCTTCATCGACCGCAAACCCGATACACCCGTAAAGCCCCAGGAGGGCGACACCATGAAGCCGAAGAAGTTAATCAAGGCGTTTAACGACGCTGAAGGTTCGGTGAGCCTGGAACAGATCGTAGAAATTGCGACTGGTCTACCCGAGGCTATCCGTAAAGTTCCAGTTGACCAGCTAGTCAAGCTCATGCCAGCCATGCAGGAGATCATGTCTTACGCTAAAGAGCAGGGCGCTATGCCTGCCGAAGAAGACGCCGACATGATGGACGAAGAAAAGACTGAAGGCGACGAAGAAAAGGACATGATGGACGAGGAAAAAGAAGGCGACAAAGAAAACTTCGCCGACTCCTCCAAGTTCAAAGACGCCGTTGCCAGTGCCGTTAAAGGCGAAGTAAAGCGTTACGCCGAAGTAGTTAACAAGGCCCGCAACTTCGTGGATGCTGAATACGACTTCGCAGGCAAGACCGCAAACGCCGTCATGCGTGATGCACTAGCTACCCAGAGCACTGACAAGTTCGAAGACGCTGAACTGTCCGTCGCGTTCAAGCTGCTGCGCAAGGCGAACACTGACTATTCAAACTTTGGCGATACCAAGCCTGACACCGGCCTGATGTCTCGATTTACCG